TACAGGAATTTCATCCTGTGTTATCTTAAACACTTCAGAATTATCATCTGCCAAAACAACAAATGGGTCATCTGTATTATCCGATTGTATTACAGTAGAACCCGTAATCTGCAATCGTTGTGTATCGTTATCAAATATAAATAGTGGACGATAACCGAAAACACCGTACTCTCCTAAACCTTTTACACCAATTTTTTCTTCTGCGTACCAATACTCCCCACTATCCGCTTTCTTGAATAGGTCTGAACCTTCTGGTATTTCGGTGGCATATACAGGTGTTCCATGTTCTATAACACGAACAGTTATGGGAGACTCCTGTACACTAACCGTGTTTTTGGTCTCTCTTACAGTAATTACATTATTCGTTTCATTTATATTTGCCATTATCGGGTCACGTTTTCGGTTGTAACAAATGTACCTTCAAGTAACCTTTCTACATATTCAGAATCAGACTTGGAGTATGGGTCAGTAGCCGTGAATATCTCCAAATCATAAAAATATATCTCCTCCGTGAAACTCATCGTATCCGTCGCACTTATATAGACTTCAATCTTACCCTCCAATGGAGTAATGTCCAACACCGACTTGTTTGCAGTTGGAGTCGTTGAATTCAATGCCAACGTGATGGTGTCCGAACCTATTTCTTCACGTATGTGCATTCGTGCGGAGTAATTAGTCAAATCCTTGACAGCGCCACTACTATCTACATACTCAACAGTAAATACTGTTGTTGCTCCGACCTTGACTACAAAATTATAAGTTTCACATTTCAAGTTTATTCCTCGTTATACATCAACAACTTCCTCGTCTACAAACCTCTCCAATGATTTCAATGCCGTGTATGCCAATTCATATACCCCACGAGTATCTGTGTTTGGGTCATATGCGAATTCTATTCCGAAATGGTGTACCGGCATCACATTCCTATCTCTCGCCTCTTTGTCTGAATACACATATATTATTGCATTCCCCTCAAAATACTTATCATACTTCAAATGTAAATCACCATTCTCCTGCTCCTCGAACCGTTCACGAACGCCATCCACCACCATCACTTTCTTAATCCGTAGATATGCATCCTTCAAATACATATCTTCTTTTTCAAAATTAACTTGTACTGCCATAACCTGTCTCCTTTTTTATAAAACCATCATTAATAAATAGTATACGTTTAGTGTTTCATTACCCAACAGATAAAAAAAATACCCCACCCCGTGAAGGGTGAGGTACTAAAGGTCTAATGGTTCAAATCAGACTTACACTACGGTCTGCAAACCTTCTACGAAGATGCAACCATAGAATTCAGGTCTCAACATCTCTTTCGCGTAACGAGTCTGAACCCCGCGTCGTGGCGTGAAGTTGTCAGGGTCGTACACGAGAGGTGTCATAATCAGTGGGATATACGGAGCGTAAACAGCACCTGTTTCAAGATACTGTGAACCTCGGTAACCCATAAGAATTACATTCTCTTTCATATATGGCGACTTGTAAACCGTGAAACGGTTGTTAACAGTACCAATCTTATGAGAACCCATGTTAAACTTGCTCTTGCTTCCATCAGTATCGGCGGCGTAACCTGGGATACTTTCAAGAATAGTAGCAACTGTTGGTGATGTCACCAAGAAGTTTGCACCACCACGGAAAGTCAGACGGTCAATCTCGTTTGAGAGTGCCTGAATCTTAGTTCCAAGTGTTTGAAACCAAGTACCTTGGTTGTATGCAGCGGCGGCGGCGTTGGTCTCAACAAAACCATCAGTACCATTGTACTCATATCCAAGGCGTGCTGACCAATACTTCTTAGTCTGTGCGTTAACACGAAGCATATCAAGAATCTCAAGGTCAATCTCACGAGCAACATACTCACCGAGAATACCTGTAAGTTCCGCCTCAGCGTCAATGTTCTGATATGCGTTGATGTCCTGCGCGAATTCAGGAGTCCAAATTGCCTTCAGTTTACGAGTCTTAGCAGTAAGTGCTTGACTGTGGAACTCAAGGTTCAATTCAGGGATGTCCAGTGGGTCATCGCCAGTCTTACCATCTTCAAAGTCACCACGAGTAATATCGTTTGGCTGCTTCTGATAGTATACTGTCAAATCTGTGATTTCAGTATCACCAAGTCCACTTGAACCAGATACTACAAACGTAATAAGTGACTTATCACTTGACAATGTAGTAAACTCGTTATACTGTGTGTTAATTCCTGTTGCAGATACAGTAAATGCACGTACACCTTCGACGTCAGGATTTGACAATGCTGATGCCGGAATAGTAAGTTTGAACAGGTCACCAGTGAAACTTGCTGAAAACTCGGTATCAAAATTGATATCGGTGTTGAAATTAGCGTCAGTAATAGATGCAGTAGTAGCAGTTGGAGTGAAACCAACAGCAGAAGTTGCGTGCAGTGAACTTACATTGTAGTCGTTGATAGAGTAGGCGAAACGTCCTGCTCCATAAAGACCACCTGTGGCAACTTCCGCGCCCTTACTTGCATCACTTACACCCCAAATAGAATCCTCTTGAGAATCCTTACCTGAACCTGTTGCGAAGCCGGGTTGACCTGTTCCATACTTGAACTCCAACCAGAAAACAAGTCCTGATGGAAGATTCATAGGTTGTACAGATACAAAATCCTTTGCCGTAATTTCACCGAAGATACGACGAATAAGTGGAAGTGCCACACCTGCCCATTCTTCTGAACCCTGTGCAGTACCCGTACGGTTTGCTTCCGTTACGAGTTGACGTGCTTGGTTTTCGAGAAGTTGGGCAATGTTACTACGTTCAACCTCTGAGAGATTACCCTCAAGGAGTCCCGTCCGTTCCCACTTTGATTGCAGTTGCATCACCTCAGCCCTACGCTTTTGGTGTGCCTGCTTTGGTAATAGACTATTTACATTCATTATTATTCCTCATTTTTTTACTTAATACCAGCCAACTTCTGCCAGCGTGATACCATATCGTTATTCTCTGTTAAAATTTTCTTACGGTCAGAACGCATTGGTCGTGATGCAACCTCTGTAATCTTCCTTGAACGTTTCTTCTCGGTGTTACGGATGCTCTCTGCGATAGTCGCATATACCAACTTCACCTCACGGATTGTCTTGGCACGGTCAAATGCTTCCAAAACCTTAATCTGCTTTTCAGCAGAAAGTTGATTGTTACTCGTAATCTTTGAAAGATATAGAAGTTTTGAATTCAAAAGAGCGACTTCGTTGATAGTGTCTTTCTGCTTACGAATTACATCGTATGCCTCACGAAGTTGATTACGAAGTTTGTTGACTACGCGTGACTCATTGAGACCACGACCACGACTGCGGTTACGTCTTACGACACTACCACGACGTGATTCACCCATAGGTTCTTCGTCTTCTTCTTCTGAAAGTTCTTCCTCAAGTTCACGAATGATTTCATCCAATTCGTCACCCTCTTCGGCTTCTTCCATCATGTCATCTTCATCTTCAATTCCCATTTCTTCGGCGAGTTCACGAATCGCTTCGTCCATCTCATCCATTTCCATGTCTTCACCTTCTTCCATTTCTTCCATGTCTTCACCTTCTTCCATGTCTTCCATGTCTTCACCTTCTTCCATGTAATCGTCTTCCATCTCACCTTCAAGTTCACGAATGACACTTTCGAGTTCGAAGTCATCTTCTTCTTCAGCGGGAGCGGGTGCTGGCGCTGGTGCAGGTGCCGGTTCAGGGGCTGGAGCAGGTGCTGGAGCGGGTTCTTCCATCTCCATATCGTCATCTTCCATCTCACCCTCTTCGGCAAGTTTACGAGTAACCAACTGACGAACAGTAGGTTCAAAACTCTCTTTCAACCGGCTAATCGCGGTCTGAACTGCTGTCTCACGAACGGCCTTTGCATCTGCAATCGCCTCGTTCAACAGTTTAGAATTAAATTCCATACAAAATCTCCTGTTTGTACTTTCGTAAGATTATTCGTCAATCTTAATGGTAGGTAAATTGTTGTTTGGGTTAGATATTCGTATCTAACATCAAAAAATAAATATACAAAAACTTTTGAAAAAACCGTTTTTATACGAACTTTTTTTAATCTTCTTGAAAACTATTTCTGTATTTTGCGAATTGTATCATCTTTCTTTTCCGAACCGACGGTTTTACAAACTCACGATTCTCATACAACCGATTCAAATTTTCTGAATTTTTTAATTCCTGCTTCCACATTTGGATGGCGGTATTCAGTTCACCATCCACAACATTTGCACCTAATCCACCAGCAAGTAAAGACCTACGTTTTTTTTCTCTTCTATTCATAAACTATTTATTTAACCCTTTGACATATTTTTTAATGTATTCTGAATTTTTCTCTCTATCTGTGATATACTCTTTGCCCATTGTTCCCTGAACTGCTTCGCATCCATACTACCGTAATTCTCCTGAATATGCATTTCAGTAGTCAGTATTAGGTCATCCACCAATTCTCGGATAACCTCGGTAGCAACAGATGCACCGTATTCGTTGAGACTTGAGTTTGGAGAAGATTGTGACTCCTCATCTTGATATTCTCTCATTACCTTCTTGGTCATTAATCCGACAACCTTACGGAGTCGGTCTCGTTTGTCGTTTTTATACCTCATAGTACTTACCAAGGATTTGTCCGATATCTTCGTATGCAGATTCAAACCGTTGTTGTGCCTGTACCAATTCAGTGCCAGTTTTCTGCATTACTTTATACGCTTCACCCAACTGCTTCATGTGACGATTCACCGTGACATTATCAAACCACTCCTGAGTTTCTGATAACGTAACAGTCTCCGCCATCTCTACCAATTTTCCAATTTCATTTACAGTTGACTTGATATCGGATGATTGTGGAAATGAATTTCTAAACTCACCGTAACCCCGTACCGCTTGGATAAACTCGTTACGCATATCTCTTGGATTGGTACTTTCGAAAAGTCTACGTTTGTTTTGACGGCGAATCTCTTCACGAATCAACTTACGTAATCTATTTTTTGTATCACTTTTCATATTATTCCTATTTTATGCAACAAACACCCGACAGTTCGCAAACGATGTCACGTATTAAATTATGTGCCTTATCATACTTTGAATTTGAATCAACACCACGGTTAACAGACTCGTGTACCGCAGATATTCCACTTCCGCCACCCATTCCACTCGGAGACATAAATGCGCCGTGTGTGGATGGATTGGATACAAAATCCCAACATACTAATTGGAAATCATCTTGAACCTCTACGGTACTTTCATCAATCTGCTGAACCGACCCCATTCCGCGAGAAGATATTCCCAATGTGATACCTGACCTGAATAATTCCTTCAGTATATTACCCGACGGAGTATTCAAGACCTCAACCTCCCCGTGTAAATCGTCTCCCTTCCACTCAACGTTCAATACGTTATGTGATACGTTCCGAAGGTTGACTTCGCCGGAATCGGGATGGTCAAGTTCACCCAATGCCCTACGTTCTCGGATTTCAGTAGACTTATACCGTTCTACCTCCCGTTCGAGAATAGGTTTTGGGTATATACGACCATTCTGATTCTTAACCCCTGCCCGTTGTAGGACTCCACTAACCACGAATTTATCACTACCCCCAACACCTTCATTGATATTGGATGGTGTGTAATTGAATGGTAAGTATTCTACTAATATCTGCTTCATATCACATTCCTTGAGATTTATACCAAATCTTCGTCATATTCAAAATTGATGTTGGGAAGTTGACTGTTGAGCATTTGTTCAACATCTGTGACAAAATCGCCTTCTCCGTCCACGTCATTAGTATCAAACCATTTACCCATGAATTGGAATTCACCGTCATAGTCTGGACGGATTTCCTCTCGTGTGCCATCATCGTGTTGGAATATCATTATTTCATCACTTGCGGGAGCATTCCAGTATACTGTCTTTTCTGACAATACACGTTCGTTTACGGATTTGTTTGATTTTAGAAACTTATCAACCTTTGGTTTTAATTGTTTCCAAATAGATTTAGCTTTTTTATCTTTACCTAAAAATGAAACCATATCATCACCTGGCATTACAATACCATATGGTTGTATAGCACTACTCATAGTAAAATCACCCGAATAAACAATCTCATAATTATTACCATTATGAGTTACTATAAGACCATCTACATCACCTCTTCTATTTATTTTCTTTTTAACATCAGATTCGTTTATTCTACGTCGTTTACTATTCGTAATAGTGCGTCGTATCTCTTCCTTGATAATCTTACGGAGTAGTCTCTTTGTTGTGGTTTTCATTGTAAATCTCATTTGTTTAATAATCCCCTTGTGAATCTACATAATTTAAGAATTCTTGACGATACAACGTTGGGTCAAGTTCGTTCATTACACGAGACACATCATAATTACTCAACCATTCTTCAATGTGATACTTCCAATCACCGATTTCATCAAACCAATCTTTAAATAGTTCTTCTGATTCTTCCTCATCATAATCTTCATCTTCTGAAGTGATGTCTGCTTCCTCTGCTTCCCACGTGTTAAACTCTTCAGCATACATTATTGGGTCAAGTTCCTGCATAACCTCGGATGGTCTATGTGGTTCTAACCAACGAGTATCAATTCCTTCCCAACCGATTTCATCCAACATATCAATAAATTGGTCTTCGGTTATTCCAGTTTCTTCATCTTCTAAATCTTGATATCCATACCGCTCATTGATTCTACGTCGTTTACTATTCGTAATAGAAACTTTACGTCGTTTATTACTATTCGCAATAGTGCGTTGAATTTCTTCCTTGATAATCTTTCGGAGTAAGTTTTTAGTTGTTTTTTTCATTTCAATATCCTATTTATTCAATTCCCGAATGTAATTTCCAATCTTCAAAATTCTTTGTGACATCTTATTGAAATTACGCAATGTGTTGGTTAGAAATACACCACTATCTGCACCCATCTCGGTTTTTAGTTTTGAGATACGTTTCAATGTTCTCTCAATATTATACATCTGATTTGAAATCTCTTTAAGACTACTATTTATCTTCTGCTTATTAGTCATACTGTCATCGTTCTTGAAGTCGTTGTATGTGACCTCAAGAATCTTGCTATACATCTCTTTTAAATAGTCATTTTTTACCTCTTCGTAATCCTTGTGGATTTTACCTCCACCACCTTTTGTCTTGGAAAATGCATACGGTGTATTGTATGAACCTCCCGCAGATGCGGTCGTGTTCATCTCCTCTAACTCATCATCATCTGACTCTTTATTTCCACCACCCTTAACAGTTATGTAACTACCGTCCTCAAGTTGTAGAATACCCTTCTCTTCAAGTTCTTCAACCTGTTTGTGTGTCAATGTTATTCTTCGCATATTTTTACCCGTTTAATACATCAACTAATTGATAATACTTCAACATCGCGGATAAGTGTTCATCCTTGATGTATTTGGAAGTAACCATCTCATTCATCAATGTAATACTCTCAGTTATTTTAATCCGTAAAGATTTGTCATCAACCGTTTTTGCTATTTCATACAAGTCATTACGAACCGACTTTACCTCACCATAAAAATAATTCTTGAATGGTTCTAAACTTGTATTCTCCGTGATAAATCGGTTAATCAATTGCTTCTGACGTTCCGACAAGTTCTTGTATTTTTTGTTGAATTTCTCAACAATCATCTTAAAGGTCAACGCCTGAAGTTCGGGTGACTCTGATTCAGAATACATCTTCTTACCCTCGGAAATCATATTAGCCTTTGGAGTCGAAGTCATGTGTTCTAAAATCGTCTCATACGATTCAACATGAGCGGTCGGGTTGTCAGATGAATCATATTCAAACATCTTATACAACGCCGCGTATAATCTGTAATTACTCACCCGTGATTCGAAGAACATATCTATATCGTAAACCGTTCGGAGTTCTGATATAAGATTGTATTTTTCACGTGCCAATTTCTTCACGTCAAGTCGTTTACGATGCTGAACCGCAAGTTCTAATATCTTATTGGCAGATGATTCACGTTTACCAATAGCCTCTGTCACTATGTGGTAGCATGCAAGTTCCTTACCCAACTCTGTTTTGGAGTTGAAATACTTACGAATCATCGGCAGTGATTTGTTGCTCGTTTCAGATAATACATCGGCAGTGACCTGCTTTGACAATAGTTCAAAGAGGATTGCCGTGTTTTTTATCTTACTATGCTTGAATTTCTTCATGTATTCAAGTCCCATTTAATAATAAATATACTATAAATAGTATTATTCCTCAATTAACCGTTATTTTTTTCAACCAACTCATCCATCCCATCCATGTCAACATCTTCTGTCAACATCTGTTTCAGTGAGAGTTTTCCGATTGACCGTTTTATCTTGTCAACCTGTTTACTCGCAGTCAAGGTTGTTTGGAAAGTTTTACGACCCGTCGGGTCTCTACCGTTAATTGGGTCTCTATCCGTCTCCCAATTTACAGGATTATTTGGTCTGCCGGGATTATCGTGTCGGGGGTCATCATCAGACACTTCATAATCCTGAGGATTGAAGTCCTTGTATTTACTCAATTTACTCGCAACTTGCATGGAGACAATGTCGTGTGGAGTTCCGAAAGATTCACCCGATACCAATGGGTCATTACCTTCCGAGGTAATCTGTTCTTCCCTGAACTTACGTTTTAAGTCTTCGATGACCAACTGTTGTTCCGCTGTCCACTCATCCTTTGACATATTAAATATGTTCTCATACAACCACTTCCTTGACAGAATATTCAACTCCGCAAGACTCTCAACAAGAGAAACCTTCTGTGTGAGAATATCTATCTTTTGACGTTCGTATATCAGAGATGGTGTGGATAATTTTAGTGAGAAATCTATCACGTCTTCCGTGTTGTAACCCTGCATGGTCAAATGTATCTGACCAATCTTTTCTAATTCAGATACTACAATTTTTTGAATACGTTCTATGAATCTTGCGAATTTAATGTCCTCCGCCGCAAGTGTTCCTTTTCCTTCCACACCCTCATCATACCCAAGGTAAGCACGGGGAATCTTCAGATACGCCATCTGCTTACGTTGTAGGTATTCAATATCCTCGAGGTTACCATCATTTGTAAGACCCGCCAATGTATCAATCTCAGTCCCACTCTCGCCACCACGTGTTGGTAAGAAAAAATCCTCCAACATATTCATAAGATTAAACCTGAGATTGTAATCGCCGGTTTGTGGGTCGATATACGGAATCTTCTTCATGGAATTAGAAATATCCTCAATATATGCATCTATTGATTCGGGTGGTAAATTTCCGACATCAATCTTGAATATTCTACGTTCAGGCGCCCGCATAATTCTGTGAATCAACATCGCATCTTCCATCATCGTCAACTGCTTCCAAACCTTCCTCGCCCCCTCAAGTAAAGACTTACCATATGGTAGGAAATCGGTGTCGGTCAATACCCTGAAATGTGCAATCTCATGATACTCAAAAGTATTCTCAACATTACTGTAACTATACTGTCCCTCACCTTCATATCGGTATTGTGTTTGATTACCGTCCTCCCCCGAATAATCATCCCGTTTGATGAGGGATGGGTGAATCGGAACTACGTCTACTACACCAACTCCGGGTACATTGTTCATGTATAAAAAGAAATCACCATACTTACAGAGAGTGCGAATCCAATGCCAAAGATTAAATTCCACGTTGAGAATATCAAAGTATAAATTGTGTAATATTCTTTTTTTAATGTCATCCTCGCAATTTATCGTCAACACATTTCCAAAATCATCCTTAACCGTAGCCTCATCTGCGTATACATCCAATGCCGCGGCGATGATTGCGTCACTCTCCATAGCATCGTAATCCATATACATGGTCATCCTCGCGGTATCAACCATGTCATCTTGATTATATCCCGATACGTATTGTGAATTTCCGTATAGAGATGACTTAACCCCAAGATAGTTGGGCACGATATTATTACCAACCGATTGGAGTTTGTCATAATCAATAACTCTCAACCTGTTGTTAGGCATTCGTTTCACAATTACCTTTTGTGAAAACAACCTATTAATTATTTTTTTGAATTCAGACATATCATCTCGTTTTTATAACAACCACCGTGTGGAAATAGTATTACCCCGTCCATCATCTTGTGTCCACTCTGTTCCTAACCTTTTCATGTCGGGTTTGTGAACACGTTTATGCATATGTTTTAACGCCTGTTTTGTCAAATCAATACCCAAAGTGTGTAGTTTCAATGCGGTGTCCCTGACAAAAAGTGCAATACCCAATGCGATTACTGCATCGTCCTTTCTACCCGGCCTTGCCTGTGCTTTCCCACCATACCACACAAATACATATAATTGTGATATCAACCGTTTAGAATAAATAGTCACGGCTTTCTCTGCAAAGTATCTGTCAATCTTAGAAATTATCATCGGACGGTTAGCCGTATTTGTTGTGAACCCTGGGACTTTATCCTTTTTCGATTTCAGGTCGTATCCCCTTGAAATGTGTTTGGCGGGGTCTACATATACATCGTTCCTGTAACTGTAAAATAGATTCTGATATCCAATGTCTATCGCCTCCTGAACCGAATCATACCCGATGTTCTTATTTTCAATGACAAGTAACGCCTTGTTGTATTCGGTCGAAATAGTAACTGCCATCCTCCCCAAGTCCCTCGGCGAAACCTTTCCGATATATTCCGCGACCTGTTCCATAGACTCAACATCAAATACTTGTATGCATGAATCATCACTACCATCACCTCTCGCCACATCGACAGATACAACATAAGACTTCGTATAATCTGGATATTTCCAAATCCAATAATCTCCATCCATTCCCCTACGTTCAATAGGGTCTTTTGCCATGTTTTCTTCATACCATTTTATTATAGTTCCATCCACGACAGAATGTCCGGAAGTTAGAAAATCACAATCGCACTCCTGCGCCGCCTTCTGTTCCCCAAGGTGATGTGTTTGTTGGTCTCTCCACGCTTGGTCTCGGTCAGGATGTAAATCCCACTTCAATTTTATTGGATTGAATGCAGTCATACCTTCAGGAGAATTGCCCATCTCCGCGTCTGTCCATAACTGATGAAACAGATTATCCACACCATTCGGAGTAGAAAGTAGGATGGCATCACCACCCGTTGCCAACGTCATCTGTGCGGATGTCCATATCTCATCTATCGAATCAATGAATGCCGCCTCGTCAATTATCAATAACGAAAGTGCTTCGGAACGACCCGCGGTGGGTGAAGACGAAATCGCTTTGATTGATGACCCGTTACGTAATGTCAACTGAAGTTTGTTGTTGTCCTCCGCTGGCACTTTTAGCCATGATGGAAGATTACTATACATCACCTTCACCTTATGCACCAAGTTCTTTGCAACCTCCTGTGTGGTAGCGATAACCAATACCTTAAAGTTGTCTTTGAACAACATATTGACCAACGCATGAGATGCCACAAGTGTAGAAATTCCCATCTGACGGGATTTCAGTATTATATTATACTTGTGTCGTAATAACTCTTGAAGTGTCTTTGACTGAAATGGATACAGATTAAATGATATCTTACCCTGTATGGGGTGTTCTACCATAAAATATTTTTTGATGGCATACTCATGATTGCCAGCACACAGTGCGAGTTCCTGTTCAACAAGTTTTCGTATGTTAGTCTGTTCTGACATCAATTTATTTTAGATACAATGTATGCACCCGAATATATTACGAGTCCTCCTACCACGACCCCCGCGACAAAATTGAACGTTTTAGATTCGTGCCACTTCGGATTTCCCAATGGTGGGAGTTCTACGAAACGATTCGCCAATCCACGATACATTTCCAACTCGGTATCTTTCAGTTCTACAATAGCCTGTGTCTGTATATTGAGTGTTTCGAGTCTCAATATGGTCTCGGTTTTCAAAGAATCACTCATTTGGAATTTCTCTAACTCATTCTGAAGAGTCTGCATCTTGTTTGCACTACGGATTAAGAATTCATTAGATACTGTTACAGAATCTCCATACACCAACATTTGAGAAAATACCGAATTGGTGAATAGTAAAGATAAGAAAAATAATAGACATTTCATAATTAATTCCCCAAAATTCTCATCGCTTCACGAACTTCTTGTATACTCATTTCACATGAAGAATCCGCAGATGTGTCCATAATAGTGTGTAAAGAATCTATCTTGGTTTTCAAAATACGTATCTCTTCAATAGTCAAATTTCTATCGGCCTCAATACGGTCAATCTTAACCTTTATTCTACCGGATTCTTCCAATACAATTTCAGTATCTTTCTTGACTTCTGAAAATACATCGGTTTTCAAATGCAAATAGTGTGCCGTGAAAAATGATGCAATACACAATAGTAGTGTCACTGCCAAGTATATCAAAAGTGGTTTCTTTCCGTTATCACCACCCCCTCCAGTAACTACAATTATCTTATCCTCTGCCATATCACTCCCCCAATGTATCCGTGAAAATAGTATCTACAAGTGTGGAATCAATCGTAGTTGTTACTGAATCAGTGACCACAACATCCTCGACGGGAGTATGAGTATTACAAGTAGTGTAATATGCCGTTGTGAATGACGCAAGAACGAAGGCGAGTATTAAATACAAACCATTACGTGTTAAAAATTTTATTACCATGATTAGTCCTGTTTTTGAGTTTTATAATTATTTATACGTTCATATGCAATTTCTTTATAACCCTTATATTCCCTCAACATACGTTCCGCCATTTCGGGGTCTGCCGACCATGAATCCATCGTTCCGTTTGAGTTAGCGTAATCAATTGAACTTGACGTGAGAGATTCATATACAAGTGCTATCTCCCTGTCCGCCTGTTCGAAGAATGCGTCGGCGTTCGCCTTCATCTGCTCCCGTTCGTATTCTTCCCATCCCCCCGATAACTTCAATTTGGTCTCATACCTTGCTTGACAATCCGCACAACGACCGAATTTCATTCTGAATCGTTCGTCCAATTTACCCTTCTTCTTTGTTCGACAATCATCATAACAATTCGGATACTCATTTAGGAATGCCCGAATCTCTTCTACTACCTTATGATTAACACCCTTCCGAACACGATATCCTTTACGTTGCTCCCATATCGCAATGACATCCCCACTTGCATTTTTCTCTTCCCAAGTCTCACCTACCTCACGAGTTCGTGACCGCTCCAATGCGGAATCCGCGTCACTCAACCCGATACGTGTTCTTGTCTGTGTCCTGTGTGTTCCATCCAACATCTGTCGGATTGCCTTGATGTTCTGTAACTTCGACATAATATCTTTTTAATTATAAATAGTTATAATAATACAATTTATCTCGCATATCTAAATAACCCCAACAATTGATTTATCGGTGCGTATGTTCCCGTAAACTTCATCAACCTACCCATGTATGGAAATACAATCCCCTCGGATGGAATTATTCGGTCAAAACCTCCCAATGCATCTAATCGTTTCAAATTTTCTACAAATTTTCTATAAATACTCTCATTACCCTGCTGTTTTGCCGAACGTGCCTGTTGAATCAACGTTTTCAATTCAGAACGAATCTGTTGGACAGTATCATTCGGATTGGCGGACAGGAAGTCACTAATATTCGACATCGTATCCGCACCTACCTGTAATACCAATTTCTCTATCGGCCAACGTATTTTCTTGAATACACTACCAATAGTTTTACTATCAATTTCTTTGAATTTTTCGTATTGGTCGCCGAGATTGTTCTTATCGAATCGGAAACTCTTTATACCACGTGACCACCTGTCAACAAGTGCATTTTCCAGCTCATCGTCGAGATTGAAATTTTCTTCTACATACTCCTGTATCTTCGTATCATAATAGTCGCCTATTTTTGCACCAAGTGATAATCCCGCCTCAGATGCTATTTTTTTTATCTCACCTGTATAATACCCTACCTTGGAATCAAAATCATCCGACTTTGCTATCTGCAAAAGTTTCGGTGCGATAATAGTGAATGTATTCTGCTGTTGTGCATTCACTCGATTGATTGTGCTTTCCAACTTCCTCGCAAGTGCGGGGAGATTCTGAACAATCTTTCCTTTATCATCATACTCAACCATTCCCAACAATACCAAATATGCTCCAGCCCCGTAATCTATCACGTTTTTAGTCTCGGGGAAGATGACCTCAATATTTAGGAATCGTTGACCATTCGCGAAATAATCGTTTAGTTTGTCCACACCAACCGCTTCCAATGCCTGTTCTAAATCATTCATCGCCTCTACAAACGCAGTCTTGATACCTCCCCGTCCCTCAAATTTACTTGCAACCTCAGCGGTTGTCATCGGGTTCTTAATTGTGCTCTTGTTACGTGCCGCTCCAATCCTTCCATCTTTATATGTAATATTCAAGTTTTGACCATCCAACTTTTCTTGAACATCACCCTCCACGTTCAACTCCCCACTCAAAGCACGAGTTGCCAATTCAACGAGGTCATCAAAAGTCATGTCGGGTTCTTCATACGGATGTATCAAATGTCCGAATGCTCCTCCCTCCGTCAATAAGTCACCGACCATTGAAACCGAATCAACCTTGAGAAACGGAGTGTATGATTTGAAATTCGGTTTTCTCATTACTGTCTTTGCCACCAAATCAAATTCTTGATTCCTATCGTCCCATTGGAAAACGAATGGCATGTTGATGTCTGTGGACATACTCTTTACGACTCGTTCCGCACCACTATTCAACCTTTCTATCGCATCACCGTGGCGTTTGAGCGTGCTGTTGAATATTTTCTTCATTTCATCTACGGTAATATCACGTTTATTTCTTGGGTCATTTAACCGTTCGTGAAAATGTTTTGTGAGAACAACATCTATATCATATTCCGCAAATAATTGGTCTGCGTAATCTTCCAATCGTTTCAGGTCAGACCGAGATATATACTCTACTAATAGTGATTCATCAATATCTTCACCCCCTGTTGATTCCTTGTTTATCTCAATTGCTGCCAACTGTTTCAATGCCGCCGCCTTTGTGTCATGAGTACCCAAACGTTTTCCACCCTTCTTGGGATAA